GTGTCTTGCAACATACGTCTAGGTAAAGGCAAGATACCTGCATAGTCCTTCATTTGATAAGATTTCTTCTCAAACTGTGGAGCAGGAACATCCTCAATCTTGTCCCATTCAGAAATAGGTGCAAACGGTACGATAGACGCTAGTTTTTCGAACACACGTTCGCCTGCTGTAAAGGACGTAAATTCAGTGGATACAAGTTTTTGTAACTCATATTCACCTGCACGACGATATTCATTAATCTTGGTTTGAATATCTTTAGGAATCAGTAAGCCCCCGTTTTCGTCCACGGAAGATTGTAGATAAGGGCTAGCCCCTGGAATGGATTGTTCTCTCATATAGACTAATAAGTCTTCATCACGTTTGGTCACACGTTGACCACGTACTGCACGTAAGAAGGCACCAGTGTATTCCTTGTCTAATTCATCAGTGGTCATTTCAGAAAAACCACGTTCTACAGTTGGCACTTCCACTAGTTTACCGTCTACTGGAAAATCAAGTGACCGCATATCAGACTCAATCGCAATTTGTTCGTTTAACGCTTTTGCTTCTTCTGCAAGTGTGCGTAATTCCTCTAATGAACGATTTTCCTGTTTTGCTGTTTCATATTCAGAACGCTTGTTAGCTAGTGCTTGTTGCAATTCTCTTAAAGATTTTGGCATTTATTTTTTCCTCCTTTAATGTAAAAAGACTAACCATAAACCTGAAAATCTAGGTCTAGGATTAGTCTTTCATGTGGTTGTTCTACAATGTTCTTAATAGCGTCCAATGAACGCCCTACTACCGCTTCCGTATCGCTGTATGCAGGATTAGTTACTACCGATACATCATAAAGCTTGTCGATTTTGGTAATAGTACGTTCAAAGTATCCATCACTGTTGCGTTCCTCTGACCATTGTTCACCGTCTTTTGGAACGGTAAAAGCAAAGGAACATTTATCAATTACCCCTGCCCTAATGTTTTCCACTAGGTCTTTGGCGTAACTGGTGTCAGTTGGCGTGACTTCAAAACGTAAGCCAATATCGTCTACTGACAAGGTCAGGTTATTTCCATACCGTCCTAAGACTTGGTTGGAATCGTGGTTAAACAAGGCCACACATTCCTCCAGGTCCGTATCGTTTAGGCAATTAGGGTCCAGTCGCTCCACAAAATACCCTAACAAGGGCTTGCTATCACGATTGAATTTCAAGGCATAGCCAACGATTTTAGACGGTTGATTTTCCTCTGACCTAATTTCAATCTGATTGGTCAGATACCTTACTTCCTTCTTTATCTTCATCACCTCCTTTACCGTTTTCTTGTTCGTCATCTTCCGTCATTCCCGATACTTTCATACCAAAGTGATTTTGCTGGTACATTTCTGCACGCTTAGCAGGAACAACGTTTAGGGATAACCATGGTTCATTGGCAGTATCAAATTCAAAGGTAGGGTCCTCATTCATTGCACGGATTTCATTAATCGTCTTGGCCCCGTTCCATAATTGAATCTTTTGTACTTCTGCCCGTGACTTATTGTCACCACGTAACTCGCTATCCATATTGAATTTTGTATAGTAGCCTAGGGACCGTTCTTGGTCAGTGAATAGCTTAAAGTTAGCTTCTTCTTCTAACTGGGTTACCCACGGTTGAATCGTGTTTTTTACATAATCCAGTGACTGCTGTTCAATATTGGAATAGGTTGCGTTACTCAATTCATTCAGTTTGTGCATTGGCACTTTGAAAATAGATGCAATCTGCTGTTGTGAGAATTTCATCATATCCAGGAATTGCATATCTTGTTGCGTGAGACCAATAGGTTTGTATTTCAATCCTAGGTCTGTAATAGCAATCTGATGGTTAGAATTGAGGTTAGCCCATTCTTCCCTTACCTTGGCTTTACTATCTGCATTCAGTTGGCCTTCCACTTCCAAAATCCCTTGAGGTGTGGCCCCACGTTCTACCATTTCTTTGTTATACTTTGTGGCAATATCCATGGTCTCCATTTGTTGCCTTAGTGCAGTCAAAGGACTAACTCCCACAACGCCATCTGTCGACAGGGATTTTATGTGGAAAATTTGGTCAGGTAGAAAATCAAACACATTGTCCTTAAAGGTTGTTCGATAAGCATACTTACGTGTTTTCTTATCAATAATGATACGTGTCGCGCTAGGGTCTAAAGGAATTAATTCCTCCACAAAACCATCTCTATTAGTAGCAATATAGGAATAGTGGTTACCATGAATGCACACGTCTGTTACAATTAATTTTTTGTACGTGTATGGTGTCATAAACGTGTTAGGACGTAAGTGCAGGACTTGTGCAACATGACTATCATGGTCCCTTACTGGGTTACCCTTGACCCTCCTAAAGGACTTCCAAGGGAGCTTGGCGATATCGTCTCCCAAGACGTTGATACAAGCGTATACCGTGGCAAAATTAGTTGCGTTGTTAACCGTGGCAGGAATACCGCCTGTTACGCTAGTCTTTCCAAAAAGGACATCATAATTGGCCATCACTTCCTGTTCTTTAGAAGGGATAAAAGTAATTAATTTCTCAAGCATTCTGTTTTCTCACCCCCTTTCTATTTGTCTTCAGGGGGTTGTTTGAGTTCGTCTTTTGCAAGCACCACCGCTACCCCTAAAAGCAGAAAACCTAGGAATAGGCACCCCAAAATCACGTTAAACCAAAAGATTGCTCCAATGATTAGAAACCACCCTGCCAAGAAAAACCAGTCGTATTTTTTCATGCTATAACCCCCACTCTTCAGATAAGATAATGTTGTTTAAGTTCAGTGACTTATTGTTGTGCATTGCCCGTGCGTAAGCATTCATAATTGCAGCGACTGGGTCAATACGTTCTGATGAACGTTTTTTAGAAGGCTTGATATTTTCAGATGAATCTATCTCTAATTTGACGTTACCCATTGACCAATTCAGTAGCATATCCCCGTTATGTTTTAACTTTCCTGCATAGACACTAGCCCTAAAGTCTTTGGTAGCTTCCGATAGCCCTCTAACTGATTGGTCAATTTCCACCATCAATAGTCCGTCTTGTTCTAATTGAGATACCAGTAAACTAGCATTCCATTTGTCGTAACATACCTCTTGAATTTTGTACTGCTTGCAAAAATTCAATACATATTCCCTAATCAGTCCATAGTCCACTACTGCCCCTCTACATAGGACCAATTCACCTCTTTGTTTGAAGAGGTCAAAACGTACCTTGTCACGGGTAATACGTTCCTGGTATTTGTCTTCAGGCATGAATGAGACTTGCTTCACACGGTAGGAATCGCCCTGTTTAGCAACTAACCCAATAGACGTTAAGTCCGTGGTCAAAGATAAGTCGATACCTAGATATACGTCACCGTCTTTGGCAAAGTCGTCAAAGTCATCTGCACTTGCTTCTCTCCACTTGGATAGGTCCATATAGCCTGCTTCAGGCATATCTACCCACATGTTCATATTCTTGGTAACAAAGTTTCTCATCATTTCAGGGACGTTTAGAGCGTCCCTCAAACCTGCCCGTAACCCCGACATACCCACGTCTGTGGTAGCGACAATTGGATTGGCTTTAATCCAGTTACGTTCATCCTTGATATCGTCTCCAAAGTCCAGTTCATTGACCATACAAAAATACGACTCTACTTCTGTAGGGTCGTCAGGATTGAGGATACGTGATACGTATTGATATTCAACTGAGTAACAAGGGTGTTGTAAGTTAAACCCTGCTGTCGTGATGAAAAATAGCAAGGGTTGTGTTCTCATGTTTTGACCAGACTCAATGACTTCAGGGAGTTCACTGGTAGGGTGTGCGTGGTATTCATCAATCAAGCCTGCTTGAGGGTTAAACCCGTCACCACTCTTACGGGCTTCTTTAGACAAGGCTTCAATAAAGCTGTTGCTTTTTATGTGTCGAATCCTACCGTAACTAGTCATAAATTTGTCTGCAAACGTTGACCTGTTAATTTGTGCTTGGCATTCATTCCACAAGATTTTAGCTTGTGCTGTTTGTGTGGCCCCAATATACACTTCTGAAAAGGGCTCCCCTAAGGCAGACGCTTCATAGGACGCTACCATTGCAAGGGATTGTGTTTTTGCATTCTTCCGTGCGACTTGCCAATAGGCCCTTCTGAAACGCCTGTATCCAGTGGTCATATGCTCCCACCCGTACACATTTGAAAAGATAAAAATTTGAATTGGAGCTGGGTCTACAAATTGTCCTGCCAACTCTCCCTTGGTGTGCTTAAAATTGGTCATCCATTTTAGGAATCTCATAGCCTTGTCTTCATTGAAACGGTAGGGAAAGGCTTCAGTACCCTCACGGTCAATATCACGTAAGAATCGCATGCAAGCCCACTTCTCTTTTTGACAATGACCAAAGTCAGACTGGATAACCCCTTGGCAATGTTCGATTAGGGCTTGTTTTAAGCTTGTCATAAGTCATCAAACTCTCCCTTCTCTTCCTCTACCTCACCAGTGGCTTTATGCAAAGCAATCTTGGCCCTTGCACTTGGATTGAGCCCCAAGTCGTTTTCTAACTTCCTCATCTGCTCCCCTAGGTTGGCCATTGTTTTGAACAAAGGGTGTGAGGTAATGACTGATTCAGAAGACTTATTGGCTTCCACGATTATTCCATCTTCCTGTATCTGTTTAAAGCAATCATTGTATTGTTGAAATAGCATTGCATACCGTAACAAAGCTGGGTAATCAAGATTGGTATATAACCCGATTGGCTTGGTTTCACTTACCAAAAAGTCAAAGATAAACCTTGCCTGGTCTGTTAAAACGTCACTGGCTACTAACTTGTCATCACCCACGGTCATCGCATTCTCGTGCTTGATACGGGCCTTGATTTCTTTGTTAGAACGCTTGGGCTTTTCATCATTCAAAAGCCTTAGTTTCATAGGTTGTGCAAAATTTCCGATTTTTCTCAACTCCTTTCATTTAGGAATTTTTCCGCCTCAGGCGTTAGCTTTTTGAGGGGGGTTCTTGTGTATGTGGGGACGGGTGCGGTCTCTGAGGGATTCCCTATAGTGATTTTCGACCAGGGTATGCTTGGCTTACCAGGTGAATAGGCTAGGTCATTGGATGGTGGGAGCGTGGTTAGTTGA